CAGGTGCATACTCATTAAAGATTTTGTAATTACAATCTATTTGTTGAGCCATGCACATAATTTGTGTGTATTCTACTGCTGACTTTTCACATACAGAATGGTCATCAGAGTATTCACTATACCAATCATGATGTTTTAATAGCTTACGATATTGTTGCTCTATCTTATTGTCTACTCGTTCAAATGCCTTGAGTATTTGTGATTGTGCTGACATATTTACTCTCCTATAAATATTTAACTGTATAAATACAGTATGCCATGATAATGAACATCACTAAAAGAATACTCTTTAATATTATCATTGTCAAACTGTGTTTACACCTTTGCCACAATGTGCGTTTAAACATGTGATCTTGATTTATATACATCAAATGATTGTTATGAAATGTTACTTTCTTGTTCCTCATTCTCATTCTCCTTGATGTTTTGTTCTTTAGCATAGTCCATAGCAAATTCTGTTAGCTTGTCTATGGAATCATGTGTAGGTGCAATATGATATAGCCCTGCATAAATAGCTGTGAGCATACCTGCAATCATATCGCTGTTAGGCTGTTTACCTGAATCAACTACAATATCGTATAGTCTTAATCCAAACTCATACCCTTCATCAAACCTTGCCTGTGTATCGTTACTCATTATCACTCTCCTTAATGTATATTTCCATCTTCTGTAAAATCATAGTTATTTATCTCAATAGTTTCTGTAATATACTCATCACTATCTTGATATATCATTTCATCAATAATATATTTTTTAGCTTTTTCCATTACTTGCTCAAAACTATATTCATAATCATGAGTGTATTTATATTGTTTTTTAAACTCATTAAACAATATTTCATATAACGGCTCATCACTTTTCATTTCTGATAAATTAATATTATCTATATCATCATTATCAAAATTATATTTAAAGTATGAATAAGAATATGGGCATAAAGAATAATCATATATATTTACTCCAAAATCCTCTGCAAACTCTTTTATTATTTTTATATCTTCATCAATAAAAATATAGTCATCTTCATACTTAAATTTATCGATAACTTTTTTTTGAATTGTTTTTTCCAATTCATTAAATTTATAAATATTTATTTTTACTGTTTTCATAATTACTCTCCTTATTTAATAAATCTAATTATCAAATCACCAAAGTATGGCGATTCATCATTTTGAGGAACAATCTCCCAATCAACATAATCCTCATTCTCTGCATACTGATCTAATAAATCTGTGTTAAATTGCATTTTTACTCTCCTATATAATTTAGTAAAATTGTTTTGCTTCAATTCTCAATTTAGCATACTCAATTATTATTTGTCAAATAATTTTTACCTGTTTTAATAAAATAAATAATGGGGATTATAAAATAGTTACAATATAAGATAAGATAAGATAAATATAATATAAGATAATATTAATATAAGATTAGATAATATTAAGATAAGATAATTAATTTATAAGCGTTTGAGAGCGTGTTTTAATATTTAGGTATATCTACCCCTTAACTAACATCTAAAAACCTCATGACGGGCTTTATACACAGTCTGAACACATAAAAAAAGGGGAGTTTCCTCCCCTGATTCTCATTTATTAAGATTATTGTTCTAAAATCATTGGTTCATCACAGCATGGACAGTTAGGTAATCCATAGTCATTTACAATCGTTTTTGTGATTCTAAATTTATATTCTCCATTGTTAGCACAAATAGCTTTTAATAAGCGTGTGGATTGTTTCTTGATTGTAGAATAATCCATATTCATTTTTGCATGTGGATATTCTCCAATCTCTTTAATCCATGATTGAATGATATATTTTAGGTTATCTCCAGCCGTTGTTGCCGATAATTTACCCTCCAATCCAATTGATCTTGCTATTTTACCAAATTCTCTACCATGTGCTCTTACATAATTACCATACTTTTCACGCTGTATTGCATGGCATAATTCATGTAATAATGTATCGATTACATTAATACTTTCTGATATTTCAGGATTAATAAATATTTCATGATACCCATTCTCACTTACAGATGTGGAATAATGAACACCAATGACTTTGCCATTTCTTGATCCTCTCACACCTTTTGGGAATCCACATGAGACTTTCACTTTATCTCTGAATGAATTTAAATTCCAATCATGCTGCTTAAATAATTTTACTGCTTTATCTGTGATTTGATTTAAATATGTTTCTCTATTCATTTTACTCTCCTAAAATTTTATTTCTTAATACTATTAATTCTTTATTTAATTTTTCATAATTTTCTTTGGTATCTTGATTCCATGATCTCCAAAGACTATCTTGAATAATTTTTAAAACTAATTTTCTTTCTTTTTCATTTTGCATTTTTACTCTCCAAAGTAATTAATAAATGTTTCAATAATCAGTTTAAACATGTAAAAAGTATTTGTCAACAATTATTTTTCATTCTCATTTTATTAATTAATTCTTGCTCTCATTCTCATTTTTTGATATAATACTGGGGTAGGAGAATAGCGTCCAAAATTTGAGACAAAAAAAAAGGAGCTAAAAAGCTCCCTTTCTTATTTTACGATCGAATCAGAGAAACAAAAAACATAACCATCTTTTGTTCCTCCGAATGTCATTTTTGAAATATTCCATTCTAATTTATATTTTTTGATTAATTCTTTTACTGCTTTGAAATAAACTTTCTCATGAGTTAAAGAATAATCACATGGAATTGTGATATTAAAGCCTGAAAATGTAAAAGCTTTAATTCTTGCTCCTTTAAAATTAGTAGCTGGTAAATATTTTGTTTCAATTGCTATCATTTTTAATACTCCTTTTGTTGTTAAAATGTTTTTACAAATCCCTCTCTTAAATAATAAAACGGATTTAAAAAAGGGATTTATAGTTTGGTTTGGATTTATAGTGGTAATTCTTGAATTGCTTTTTTACCTAAAATAATAAGATCAGAGTTATTTAATTCATCTAATAAACACCGAATAAGAAAGGCATATTCTCTCTGGTGTAAATTAGAAGTTTCAAATAAATCTATCATGGCGTCATTCAGATTGACCCTAATAAATAATCCTATTTTAGAATGTAAATCAGGATCAACGCCGTTGACTTGTAGAGATCGATAAAATTCTTTTAACCGATCAAACAAATCATCATTATCATAAACAGTATTAAGAATTGAATCCACTAAATATCCGTCAGGAATAGTAAACATAATGTGTCCTCCAATTAAATTGATTAAAGTAAATATAAATTTTTAAAGAGCGTTTAAACATGTCAAACGTATTTGACATATAAATAAGATTAAATGATGTGTTTAAACATGTCAAGTATTTTTTACAAATAAATTTGAAAGAATAAAAATGAGTGATGAAAAAAAAGTGGGCAGACCCCCACACCTCGCAAATGACGATACCCGAAAACAAGTCTATGAATTATCGTCAGTAGGAACTAGGTATGAAGATATTGCTACAGTGTTAAGCATATCCGCAGACACATTGACCAAATACTATCCAGAAGAACTTAAGCGTGGTCGTATTGAGGCTAACGCTGCTATTGCATCTACACTCTATGAAAAAGCTAAATCAGGCGATACAACATCTATGATCTTTTGGCTTAAATCTCGTGCACAATGGAAAGAAACACAAAAACATGAACATGCTGGAGACCCAGACGGTGCACCAGTGCAAGTAAAAGTAGTGACAGGAATTGACGACTAACCCCCACCCCCATTTTTTATATAATAAAGTCGCCCATTCTCATTACAAACTAGGGTACTATAAATTTTATACTAGGAGAAAATTATGGCAGGTTGCAAAGGTAAAAAGAAAACTAAAAAAGTAGGCTATAAAAAGAAAAAATGAACATCTATCAGCTATTACAATCTTTAGGCTTATCTAGCGGTCAGCAACCAGAAATAGGCTATAGAGACTTACTTGATGGTGACTATGCTATTAAAGAAGCTAAATTAAGATTTCCTGATGATGGTAAAGTAGGCGGTAATCAAGACGCTTTTAGGCATTTAGTATGGCAGGCTAACTTACAAAGAGAAATGCCATTACTTGCTGAATTTGCTGGCGATGTTCATGAGTCAGAATATGTGCCATTTATTGGTGCTATGAGCACAGGTCAAGGCGATTCTGAAAAACAAATGGATTTATATAACAACGCTCTTGGAAGAAAGATAGCAGATCAAGCTACATCAATGGACGATGTCTATAATATTGCAGAACAAATGGTTAGAAAAAATAGGGCTATGAAAGTATCACAAGACATCATAGATGAAGAACACGCAGAAAAAATGAGAAAGTATAAATAATGGCTAAAGGCGTACCACACTACCTACCAAGCGGTAAACTATATACAGGCAAAACACACAAACACAATGGTCGTTTAATGTCTGGTGCTACACACACGAAAAACAGTAAATATTTAACACATCGTAAACCGAAAGGTAAATAATAATGTCTTTATATAGGAATATCCATGCAAAACGCAAAAGAATTGAAAAAGGTTCAAAAGAAAAAATGCGTAAAAAAGGAGCAAAAGGAGCACCTACGGACAAAGCCTTCAAACAAGCCGCCAAAACAGCAAAAAAAACAACTAAAAAGAAGTCTAGCAGAACTTCTAAAAAGCGTGGGTGATTGTGTATGAGTAACTGGTCATGGCATTGGTATATGGGTTTTAACATTGGATTTGAAATCTACGAGGGTGAAATTAAGTCAGAAGGACTGACATACCCTGTAGAATACTTCCTAATAAACATAGGTCCGTTAAGAATACAAAAAGGTGAATATATCTAATGGCTGTTAAAAAGAAAAAAGTAAACCTGTCTGTAGGCAGAGGTGAAAAACGCTCTGTAAAACAAGGTGCAGGATTAACAGCTAAAGGTCGTGCAAAATACAACAGAGAAACTGGAAGTAAACTAAAAGCACCAGTCACTGGCAAAGTTAAAAAAGGTTCAGCAGCAGCCAAACGCAGAAAATCTTTCTGTGCTAGAAGTAAAAGCTGGACAGGTGAAAGAGGTAAAGCAGCAAGAAAACGATGGAAATGCTAGACGATAGCCCTTGCACAGGAACTTGTCGGATGAATAACAATCGTTGTATCTCTTGTAACAGAACATACGAAGATTTAGAACAATGGCTCTATCTAACTCGTGAAGCTAGATTAGAGAGAATGGAACAACTTAAACAGGAGCGATGACCCATATGGAGTCGCATGAACCAATAAAAACAGGATACGAGCCTCGTGCTCCACAAAAACAGATACACCAACTGGTAAAGAACAACCGATTCTCTGTAGTCGTTGCTCATCGCCGTATGGGTAAAACTGTGTGTGCGATTAACCAACTGATACATTCAGCGTTAAAATCCGATAATAAAAACCCTAGATACGCATATATTGCACCAACTTACAATCAGGCGAAACGAGTAGCTTGGGATTATCTTCTTGAGTACACTAGACCGCTTGGTGGAAAGGCGAACATTGCAGAACTACGAGTGGACTTTATGGGCAGGCGTATATCTCTGTATGGAGCTGACAACCCAGACTCTCTTCGAGGTATCTATCTTGATGGATGTGTTATTGACGAGATAGGTGATGTAAACCCCTCTATATTTACAGAAATTATTCGACCAGCTCTAGCTGACCGACAAGGTTACTGTATTGCTATGGGTACACCTAAAGGTCAAAACCATTTTAAAGACTTGCGAGACAGAGGTGAAAAGAACGAAGGTTGGTCATTATTAGAGTTTAAGGCATCAGAAACAGACTTACTGCCTAAAGAAGAATTAAAAGCAGCCTATGATGAAATGGGCGAAGATAAATATATGCAAGAGTTTGAGTGTTCTTTTCAAGCTCCTGTTGAAGGTGCATACTATTCTAAACTTATCCACGATTTA